AACTCCAATAGGTTTAAATAATTTAGAATTTAATAACGCAAACGGAACGTCTAATTTCTACGGCAAATGCAAGCAACTAATATATTTTAACGAAGCATTAACCGACACAGAACTAACAACATTAACAACGATATGATTTTTAAGAAATACGAATTTACAGATGAAGCAGCTTGGCAGACAGCTAAAGCTAGCATTACAACTACTGATGCAGAAGGCAACGTGTCATACACGTCTGATGTGGATGCTGTAGCAGAGGTAGGACATATATGTTATTCATATGATGACGAAGGTATCTGTGAAAACTTAAGTACACTATGGAGTGTAGATATACTATGGAATAACGACTCAGAAAAGTTTTCAGCTCAAGCTGTATATCCTGAACCTAATGACGCAGTACACGCATTTGCAGGAAATGATAGCTTATACTTAAAAAGTTATTGCTCTCAGTATCCTGATAGCCCTTACTGCAGCATTGAAGAAGCATAAAAAAATTAAAACAATTAAATTAAATTAAATTATGGATTTAAAAATTAAAGACGAACAGCTTGTCAAATTACAAGCCTTAGTAAATCAAGTTAGCCAAACACAAATGGAGCTTGGTCAAGTAGAATCTAGAAAGTTTGACTTGATAGCAGCTATACCTGTTTTTAGAAAAGATTTAGAAACTTTTCAAAAAGAGTTAGAAGACGAGTATGGTAAAGTTATTATCAGTGTTAGTGATGGGACAATTAGACAAAAAGAAGATGGAGCTGATAAGAAAAATTAGTATAGGTAAAGATTATAAAAACGAAGCTATGCATTACTCCGTAGGTCAAGAGGTTTACGGAGGGCATACTATAAATTCAATACTTGAAGAAGACGACAAGTACAGTATTTATATTATGAAAGATAATGAGATTTTGCCATGGAAAGACTTTAATAAAAACATGGCTATAGCGGTTGAATACAATTTAGAATATTAATGAACGGATGGGATAGTTTTATAGTGTCTCCGTTAGATTCAAGATATAACAACACTAAAAAAGTTGGTGACGTAGATCTCATATTAAACACTGAGATATTCACTCACAAGAACGTAAGCAACAATGCTATAGTTGTTGGTTTGCCTAAAAATAAAGAAACTAACATACAAATAGGCGATGAGGTTATCATACATCACAATGTATTTAGAAGATGGCATGACGTGAGAGGCGTAGAGCAAAACAGTAAAAGCTTCTTTACTGAAGATAAGTACTTTGTTTACGACGATCAATTATACATATATAAGCATGAAGATCAGTGGAAGTCACTAGATGAGTATTGCTTTGTAAAGCCTATAGCTAACGACGATATGTTTTCTCTTGAAAAAGAAAAGCCATTAGTTGGTATAGTTAAGTATGCTAATGATGTTTTAAATAGCAGAGGCATAGAAGTAGGAGACAAGGTAGGCTTTACGCCAGGTAGCGAGTTTGAATTCATCATAGAAGACGAACTTGTCTACAGGGTCAGAACAAAATCAATTACAATTAAATATGAATACGAAGGAGAAGAAAGAGAGTATAATCCAAGCTGGTTATAAAGCAGTTGAAGAGCTAATTAAGGTAGCACAAGAGAAAATCATTACTAACACTGAAGATGATGTTTCTGCTGATAGACTTAAAAATGCTGCTGCTACAAAGAAGCTAGCTATATTCGATGCTTTTGAAATACTAACTCGTATTGAAAACGAAAAAGCCGTTTTAGAAAATAAACCTATAGAAGATAAATCTGTTGCGTTTAGCGGTTTTGCTGAAAGGAGGAGCAAGTAATGTATAAGCAGACATTATTTAAAGTACTAGACAATCACGTACCCACAAACGCTTTAAAAAGATTAAACAAAGCTAAGCGCTGGGAGTATGGCTATAACAAAGACCACGATATGGTAGTTATTAGCAAGACTGGTAAAATAGGTGAGATATATGAAATACAAAACCTAAAGATAGCATTACCACCAATAAATAACACTCATAAGTTTAAAAGTGACAAATGGGAGGTGACTCCTTATCCTAAGGAACTTAACAGAGTTAAAACAATATTTGACTGGAAAGAACTACCAAGCGAATTTAAAAATAAATACATAGATTATATTGAAGGAGAATTTAAGAAAAGAGAAGAAGGTTTTTGGTTTTACAACAATGGTAAGCCTACTTATATTACTGGTACTCACTATATGTACCTTCAATGGTCGAAGATTGATGTCGGTAACCCAGACTTTAGGGAAGCCAACAGATTGTTCTTTATATTCTGGGAAGCATGCAAGGCAGACAAAAGGTCTTATGGAATGTGCTATCTTAAAAATCGTCGATCAGGATTCTCATTTATGGCGTCAGGAGAAACTGTTAATCAAGCAACTATTAGTTCAGATGCACGATTCGGAATATTGTCCAAATCTGGACCAGACGCCAAGAAAATGTTCACAGATAAAGTTGTACCAATATCAGTCAATTATCCATTCTTTTTTAAACCAATACAGGACGGAATGGACAGACCAAAGACCGAGCTTGCGTACAGAGTCCCCGCTTCTAAACTTACAAGACGGAACATTACTAGCACCGACAAACCTGAGGAACTCGATGGACTGGATACAACCATAGATTGGAAGAACACTGGTGATAATAGTTATGATGGTGAAAAGTTAAGACTACTGGTTCACGATGAGAGTGGTAAGTGGGAAAGACCTAACAATATTTTAAATAATTGGCGAGTTACTAAAACTTGTCTTAGATTAGGTAGTAGAGTTATTGGTAAGTGTATGATGGGTTCAACAAGCAACGCGTTAGATAAAGGTGGTAACGAATTTAAAAAACTTTACAATAACTCAGATGTTACAAAACGAAACAGAAACGGACAGACAAATTCGGGCCTCTATTCTTTGTTCATACCTATGGAATGGAACTACGAAGGATTCATTGATTCTTATGGATTACCTGTATTCGAAACGCCGAAAGACGCGGTTAAAGACGCGCAGGGTGATTTAATAACAACAGGGGTTATAGAACATTGGGAGAACGAAGTTGATGGTCTTAAAGATGATCAGGATAGTTTAAATGAATATTATCGTCAGTTTCCTCGTACAGAGAAACAC